ACATACACAGAAGCAGAGATAGGTAGAGCTACTAATGTATACACAGAAGAAATAGGAACTATAGATAAATATTTAGAAACACCTAATCTTTCTGATGATGTTCGTAAAGCATTAGCAGACGAAGCTGCTGAATTAGATACTCAATTAGAATATGAAAAAGCAAAATTGGGTACATCATTAGAAGAAATACAAATAAAAACAAGTATAGGAAATGCTAATATACCACAAGGTTTTAGTAATTTAGAAGATGTAAAAAATATGTCAGTTAATGTAACAGCAAAAGCTAGTGAATCTGCTGAAGCTCTTGCTAAAACTCCAGAAGGAATTAATAAAGGTACTGGTAGAAGTACTACTGGATTATTTGGTGAAACTAAAGGTATCTTAGGTGATGGTGGAGATGTACCTAAACTAGATATTAAAAGTAAATTTGAAACAACAGACCAAGGGTCTTTAGAAATTAGTAGAAATCAAGCAAAACTAGCAGGTTTAGAACGTAAACTTAAAGGTGATATTAAATTACAAGATAAATTTCTTGAAAAATATACATACAAAGGTAAAGCATTTGCAGGACAAGGCTCACCTAGTTTAGCTGCAGAAATAAATAGTACTAAAAAAGATATTAAAAATACTAAAGCTGCTATTACAAGAAGACTTGCACCTAGTGAAAATTTAATTGATACAAAACCAACAATGACTGGTGTATATAGATACACTCCAGGTGAAAAATCTCCTGGTGCTTTAATACAAAACCTTAAAGGACAAGGTAATCCTTCGTCAATTGCTTCTTCTGAGCCAGCTAAAGCTGCTGGTGATTTTTCTTATCAATCATCTGAAGCAGGTAGATTAGATGCTATTAAAAAACAAAAAGATTTAGATATTAAATATGATAAATACATGCAAGGTCCGGGCGTTAGTGGTAACACATACAAGTACGATAGAATTAAAAGTAATGATTCATTTACTTTAACTGGTGGTACTAAAGTTACTATGAATGCAACAGGTACAGCTGTAAGTACACCTCCTAAACCTGCTAAAGAAGCTATTAACATAGGTAGAATAGAAACTACACCTAAGTATGATGAAGTATTTAATAAAGCAATTAAAGATTTTGGTGGAGATGTAGCTAAAGCTACAGTTATTGCTACTAAAGTTGCTAAAAATTTCTACAAAAGAAGTCCTATGATTATGACTGGATTAGAAGTTATACCAAAAGCTTTTAATAAGTTTAAATTAGATAAGGATTACAGTAGTTAATGTTTGCACAAGGCAAACGTAAAAGAAAATCTGATGGGACGTTTCAGAAAAACGTGTGGTGGACTCCTTGGAATGACGCTTGGAGTTATAAGATGAGTGAACAACTTAAAGATATGATAGAGAGAACTAGCTGGACCTTCGTTGAAGCGTTCATAGGTGCGTTAACAGTCGCTCCTCTAGTTGGTGTAGATGCTGAAGTACTTCAGTTAGCTGCGTTAGCTGGTGGCGGTGCTGCACTTGCAGTAATCAAAACATATGCAAAGAAACAAATAACAGTTAGTAAGTAATATGCCTGGTAATATTAAACGTATAACTGGTGCTAATCCTAAACCTTTAGTAACTAAAAAGTATATGTATTACAATAATGTAAGTGGTGATGTACATAATATGCCTAAAGATATAGTAAAAAATATAACAAAATTTAATCATAAACAAGAAGTTGATAAAATGAAATTTTTTAGTAAAAATGTTAAACCTTTATTACCTATATGGGAAGATAGAAACCGTGCTAATCAAAATACAAAGTTGAATTACTAATGCCAAAAGGAAAACCTGGAAAAAAAGGTAAGTATGGTGTAACACCTATATCTAATGATATGAAAAATTTATTAGTAGGTAAAGGTGTAGTTGGATTAGGTGAATCTGAGTTAAAGAAACGTATTAAACAACAACAAACTTTAGCTCGTAAAGCATATGGTTCTAATGCAAGCAAAGATAAACTTACTGCGTCTGACGTTGCTAATGTATATCGTGGATTAAAACATGATAAGCTTGCACAAGATATGAAAGATATGAAGAAGCTTAAGAATCAAGGTTACTTTGGATGACTCAACCTAAACAGTTTCCTTGGGAAATGCCTAGACATTATGGGCCATATGAGAATATAAAATCTACATCACAGATATTAAATTCTAAAACAACTAATCGTTATCCAAATAGAGGAACAGTTACACGAGGATATAGCAGTAGTATAACTAATAATAGACCTGCTTTAAGTAATGCTAAACCTAAAACTTATGTTGGTAAATATAATAAAAGTATTCATACAGTTAAAACACCTAACGTTATTTATGGTAACAAAGGTACAATGCATGGACGTAACACTACTAACTTTGTTAAAAGTAAAGGTGGAGCTTCGTCTATAGTTCGGTCTGGTGGTGCTTCATTAAGTATAATGAAACATGGTGGTGGTGGAATGGGTAACTTTTCTAAGTAACACCTGAGTGTCTATCTAAATAACCTTCTAACAGTTCTCTGTACGCTACCTTTGTACCCATAGACTGTCGTCCATCGTATATATCATGATGCCATTTACATAGTACAGCTGTATTATCTACGTTATACTTGCGTGCTTTGTTGCCACCCATACCTATATCTTTAAGGTGTGCTAGCTCTAACCATTTACCACTGTCACAATTTGCCCACTCACAGACGTTTCCTGCCCTTATAAAGGCTTGTTCTCTTATCTGTGCTATATCATCCATCAATATCATACATAGTATATTTAAGTGTGATTTCTTCGTTAGCTTTAATAGGTCTAAGAGGGAATAAATGATTAACATAAGTACCGTGTAATCGTTTAACTTCACAGTTAGGTTCATCACTATGATTAATAAAGCCGCCTAAAGGTGTACGTATTACTTGCTTCTTATCATCCATAAACACATGTGTTACACCTATGCTCGTCTCTAAATCACGTATAGCTCTAATAGTAAATAAACCTAGACCATCTATCTTGCTTGGCTGTATTGTAAGATACTTAGGTAAAGGTCTATATGTTTGACTATCCATATACTGTAAGGTATTTACCTGAAGGCATGTTCCATGTATGCATGATGTCGTTCCATCTTACTTTGTTTTCTTTAGATGAACCTTCATATGTTACATTAGATATCAACATAAACAATTGAGTACTACATTTACCATCTACTTTACCTATGCTTGACTCAGCCATACCATATAGTTTATCAAGGTAACGTAATGTATTTTGTGTTACTTCTCCCATATCTTTAGCTGTTTAGGTCGCATAGCAAACTCTATGTCTGGTAACTGTTCACCATTAGCTACAGTCACACGTCTAGGACATAGCTTTGACTCACGTATAGTTTCTATGTCATGTGAAAACTTTACTTTTAATGTAAGTGTTTCTCTATCTATAGAATAAGATGCCCATATAGGTACGTCACTGCTTGTTGTACCAAGTAATCGTTTACCACCAAATCTGTTAACAGTTTTAGCTAAATCTTTTTTACTTTGTTCCCAAGCTCTAAACTTTTCTTTATCACTTATGTCTGTCATTGCGTCTCTAGCTTCTCTAGATGCAAACGCTTTAAATGAATTACTCATTATTATTCCTCCTCTAATCCTGCTAGATGAAAGTTGTAATCTTTTACAAATTTATCCATCAGGTATCTTAATGCTATTGTGTCTGGTGCTACGTTAAACGTGTCACTTCCACATGCTTTACTAAATCTTTGCGCCCACACTTTCATATAACGTGGGTGATTAAATATATTTAATTTTTCTATATCTAATTTTTCTTTTTCATTCATCAAAAAACTCCTCGTTTATTTCTTCTTCTAACTCATCTATACAAGTAGAACAATATTTAATAGCATCCCAACCTGTGTAATAACTTTTACTACACAATTGACATGTAAGATTTTGCACAATATCTATATCTTTTTTGTGTCTATCTATTACTTTTTTGTATTGTTTATACATCATAGTTTTCCTTCCAACAATGTTTGCTAGAGTTCCAGTGATGCCATCCATCATTGTAGATGAGCCAAGCTGCGTATCTTGTAGCAACTTCTGGATTATCTCTATTACCTATTATACCAAGCTTTTGTTTTAACCAAGACCAAGTGTTGTCATTAAATTGCCAGAGTCCAACGTCATGCGTACCATCTTTGTTAACTCCTATCACTGTAGGTCTACCGCTACTCTCGCAGTATATAACTTTGGCAGCACGTATGACGTCTTCATCTTTGAAATAACGTTCTATCGTAGGTAACCAATTCTTAACAAAGTACACCATATAGTTTGTTTCCCGGCACTCACGATACTCAGCCATTTCAACAGGTGTCGGTGTTGTTACCCACAGACACGCTGCTAAAACAAATTCTATCATTAGCTAATGGTAGTTCGTGAAGGTACTTTAGTGCAGTAGTAACTGACTAAGCCCTTTGTTTTTGTTTTAAGTGTTGTAATTTCATAACCTTCTTGTCGTAGGTTAAAGAGTATCCCGCCAAATCTATGGCAGTATAACTCTCTTACAAACTCCCAATTAGTTATAGGGTCTGAGTCTTTAAACTCTTCTAATGCCCAAGCAACTAATTGTGTTTTACTTTTTACATATGCGGGTACAATTGTACCTCTAAATGCACTAGGTATCATAATTATCCTTTCCTTAGAACGCTGGTGGTAAGTCTTCGCCAGCATTGTTGGGTGCTGTCTTGACTTCCCCATCTAAGTTCCACTCTTTTGGTAGGTCTGAGTTATCAAGCCACCAAGACTTACGCCACTTGCCACTATGTCCTCCGCATATTACAGGGTCATTAGTACTACAAGTA